AGGACAGCCACTGTTAGACATGGCTCCATTGTGCTGACGCATCTTGGATCAAATGTGTGGGCATCCTCTGGAAATTACGCGCTATCCAATGGAGCTACAAGCATGGTTTCAGGTTCTTCAAAGACATTCTCAGGGGTAATTGACAGATTGAGGATTACAGCCATCAACGGAACAGATGCATTTGATGCTGGGTCTGTAAACATTCTTGTGGAGTAACTATGCGCTTTGAAACAAATATCCAAACTGGTGAAGTAACAGAGCATGAAGATGCGCCTGCTACGCCTGAAACTCCGCCCACAGTAGCTGACCAACTGGCAACCCTTGACTCAACCTACGCCCTCACCCAGCGCAACCTTCGGGACTTCATCCTGCTGACCACGGAAGCCTTGAAGCTAGGTCAGCCGGTTGACTTATCGCAAGTGCGCGGTGTGGCTATGGTCATGGCAGTGGAAGCAGAAGCTGCTGCTTTGAGGGCGCAATTGTGACGCTACTGCTCGCACTCCTGTACCCGATTGCCGTGCAGTACGAGCGCGGCGGCTGGTGGCGCTTGGTTGCCCCAGTCACTGTGCTGGCGCTGCTGATTGACGTAATCGCAACCCACACAGAGTTGGCCTTGATCTGCGGCTGGCCCCGCAAGGGCGAGTGGACTTTCAGCACCTGCCTGCTGCGGCTTCGCTACCGGGGTGACTTGGTTGGCAGGCTGTGCCGGGGCGTGATCGTGTACCTCAATTTCTTCGCACCCAACGGGAAGCACGTATGACACCTGAAGATTGGGCAAAAATTCTTGGCGCTATCTTGGTATCGCTTGGTGGTCTTACTGTTGCAGTTCAACGGTACGGTGTCACTCGATCAAAGGACAAGACAATCGAAGCTGGTGAATTGGCTGCGACATCGCAATTCAAGAACATGCAGGATGCTATCGAGTCAAACCGGGTTGAAGCTGCGGAGGCACGCAAGGAAACCGCCGAGTTGCGCTTGGAGTTCAGCCGCATGGATAAGACGATCCATTCCCAGCAGCGCACCATCACACGCATGGAAATGCTACTACGTCAGTTCAGTGGATTGGTACAGCAGCACGGCATCCAGGTGCCAACCTACATGCAAGGTGAGCTGGATGATTTGATCGTCACCAATGAAGAGATGGCAGACAGGAGGGCGAAATGAGTTTCGACCGAGCATTCGACAAGGCGTTCGACCGCCTGATGGGCCACGAAGGTGGCTACGTAAACAACCCCAAAGACCCAGGCGGCGAAACCAACTGGGGGATCAGCAAACGAAGCTACCCAGATACCGACATCAGGGGACTGACCCGCGACCAGGCCGGAGCGATCTACCTGCGCGACTTCTGGCAGCCGCTGGGTGAGGCGCCCCCGGCTATCAAGGCCCAGGTGTTCGACTTCGCCGTGAACTCGGGCATGCAGACCGCTATCCGCAAGCTGCAGGCTGCAGTGGGCGTGGCAGACGATGGCCACTGGGGGCCGATGAGTGCCAAGGCGCTGGCCGCGATGGATGTCAATGATGTGCTGATGCGGTTCATGGCGCAGCGCCTGCGCTTCTGGGTGAAATGTTCTGCCTGGCCCACCATGGGTTCCGGGTGGGTCAACCGTGGCGCCAGCCAGCTCGACTTCGCAGCGGAGGATAACTGATGGACCCGATAACCATTGCCATGGGCCTGGCCCAGTTCGCTCCAGGCATCATCAAGTGGATCACTGGCAGCGACAAGGCCGCCGAGGCAGCCGGCACGATTGTCGGGATTGCGGAGACTGTGACTGGAAAACAGGGTGCAGATGCCCTGGATGCCATCAAGGTTGACCCATCCTTAATGCTGCAGTTCAGAACAGCGGTCATGGCCAACGAATCGGATCTGGACAAAGCATTCCTTGCCGACCGGGCCGACGCCCGCAAGCGCGATGCGGTGTTCATCCAGGGAGGTGCCCGAAATTACCGGGCTGACGTTATGTTCGTGCTGGCGGTGGCTATGATCAGCGGGTTGGTGTGGCTGGTCTGGAAAGATCCCAGCATCAACGAGTACATGAAGGGCATCTTCACCCTGGTGCTGGGCCGCTTCCTTGGCTACCTGGACAACATCTACAACTTTGAATTTGGCAGCACTCGGGCCAGCAAATCCAAGGACGCGACCATCGAAAACCTGAGCCGCTGACCCCTTGATGCGGAAGCGGTGCGGAATCGGATGCGGAAGTGATAAGGCCTTGCTATTACTTTCGTAGCAGCAAGGCCTTATACTGTATGGTGCCCGGGGCCGGACTCGAACCGGCACGCCTTGCGGCGGGGGATTTTGAGTCCCGGTGCGATTTGAAGCTGGGCGCGGCTTGCAGCCCGATTACTTCCGCATGATTTTCCCGCTACGCCTCCAATTTCCCTTCTGAAGATTCGCTATGCGGAAGCGAATTCGCCACACCATTCTTCGCTTATCGTCCATGGCCAAGTCGAAAATCCATCTTCATCTTTAGGCTGATTGGGCGGGTATCTTCTGCACTCACCCTCTGATTCGCCACCACCGAGGTCGTATTCAATAATATCGTTGTAGTATTTACATTCTTTGCATTTCATCGTACTGCTTTCAATTCTGTCCCCTTAGTCCGGTAGTGCTTTGCCGTCAGCGCTTTGCTGCTGTGCTGGAGCAGCTTGCTGGCTTCGTCCATATCGTCTGCCAGGTCAGCCGCCCGCTTGCGAGTATCGCGCAGGTACATCGCTTTGATGTCCTCGGCCAGCTTGGGGTTTGCCGCGGCTGCCGCTATCCTGGCCGCGTCATACCGGGTGCGCAGCATTGACGCCGACACCGCCCTGCCTGTTGATGTGGTGAGCAGCATCACGCAGTCGGCATTGCCCCGGCGCTCGATCAGCGCGGTCAGCACTGGCGACTTGTCCACTACGAAGTAGTCCCACTTGCCGGTCTTGCCAGCCCTGAAACGCAGGCGACCATCCACCGGCATCCGCACGGTTCGGGCATCGGTCAGGCGCATACCCGTGGTTGTGGCAATGTCCATGCAGTCCTTCAGTACCTGGTCAGCGTGGTCGTACACCGCGTTGAATAGCTCAGTGGTGACTTCAAACTCGCGGGCGGTTTCCTCGTTCTTCCAGCCCTTGATGCCAGCAGCGGGCCATGCCAGTTCGGTCATGCCCCACAGCTTTGCTTTGCCCCAGATCACTGACAGCAAGGCCAGCTCACGGTTGCCCTGGGTCTTGGCGGTGCGGTTGTCCAGGTACTTCCGAAGCACCGGCAGGGTGATTTCGTGCCATCCTGCCTTGCCGAAAACAGGTTCTAGCTGGCGCAGGTTCTTGCTGTAGCCCTTGACGGTTTCCGCGCTGGTGTAGGTGGGCAGCACCTTTTCTTTCCAGCGGTCGATGGCCTCCTGCACCCTGCCCTTGGTCATCGGCACATGGTTCGTCAGCTTGTCCCACTGCTGGATCGCTGCGGCGTAGTCTGTACCCAGCGCAATGTCAGGCTTGCCCGTGCCGCGCATGTCATACCAAAATGACACCCAGACCTGGCCACCAGCGCCCTTGCGGGTGTGGGATCGGAGTCGTGGGTACTTGGATTTTTTCATCGCACTGCTGCCAGGTTCAAGCCGGAACTCACAATACTACGCCCTTCCAGCCAAGCCTGCACATGAACGCGACTCGCAATGACCCGGCGACCGTCAAGCCGATGGGCCACTCCACGTTCCTTGAGCCATGACGCCTGACTGCTGGCGCGGGCGAACCCGGTGAGCTGGTGCAGCTCTGGTGGTGTCAGATATTCGATCACTTCTTGCACTCCTTTTTCTCGTAGTGGCGCAGCAGTCGAAACAGATTCAACTCCATGCGCGTCATCCTTGTTGGCCGGCGCGGCTTCGGCTTGACCGGCTCGGGTCGTTCGCGCCAGTGAAAGGCGCTCATTTCAAACTCCTGATGGTTGTACCCAAATGCAGCGCAGCGCCAGATGATTCTGGAAAATGAGGGTGGTAATACTTGACAGCCGCATCACACACCTTCGCAGCTTCCTCCAGCGCAGCGTCCCGGCACTGCTGGCCGTAGGCTTGCATTTGTCCTTCGGTGAATAAGTCACAGAAAACGTGCCCTGTGATTTCGTCACGGTGCGCTGAGTAGCGTTCTGGTAGCGGTGGTAATTTGTAGGTCATTTCTCAATCCTACGCTTTGTCACCGGGTCGTAGAACTTGGCGCAAGTCCAGAACCCATAGTCGCGCCACGATCCCTCGACCCAATGCCTGCCACGCTCACCACACTCAGGGCAGACTGTTTTGCGATCTTCTTTAAGCTGGGTGTGCGCCTTCTTTCGCTGTTGTCTGCTGTTCATCCCTCACCTCCCTGCGCCATTGCTGCGTCGATAGTCGAATCCCAGTGTGTCGGATCGTCACTGAGGTGATAGCAGGGGTTGTCATCTGAAAGATCATAGTCCTCTCGGATGTTTTCTTTCAGCCAGCGATACCGTTCCGCGTCCTTCGCCAGCGCATCACGCTCCACCTTGTGCGCTGCTGCCTGGTCGTCCGCTGCTTTGCGGTACTCATCGCGTTCTGCAATCAGTGCCAGCACAGCCTCTGGTGATGCTGCTGCAATGTATTCCGCATCATCGTTGTCAAACACCGCATTGGTGTTCAGTAACTCATCAGTGGGCCACCAGTACGTTCCACCATCGTCACTCGCTGCAATTGCTAGTTCTTTAAGTGTTTTCATGCTTGTCCTTTGATGCCGTGTGCGGCTTCGATTGCTCGGGCGAAAGCGTGTACACCATTTGGCGTAAGAAATACCTTGTCAGCCAACGCTGAAATCTGCTCGTCGGTCAGTGGCTGCGCTGGCTTTGTCCTGCTCAGTCCGGTTGTCATGTTGTCGATCTGGCTAATAGCGCCAGCCAAGTCATCCAGCACCTCAAACTGCGGCACTTCAGGATAGTGCTTCCGCGCCATGCCAAGAGCTATGGCTTGCGTAGTTTTCAGCACCCAACTCGGGACGGTTATATGCGCTAGCTTGGCGGGTGCCATCTTGCAATCACTACGTGCCGCGTTCTGCAAGTTGCATTGGTCGGTCGCACCACACAGAGTGCAGGCTGGCTTGGATGGTATGAGGCTCTGCAGGCGGTAATAGCTATTGCGCCATACTATTCGGTCACACTTATCGGGCACCTGTTGGATGTATTCGGTGCTCAGTGGGACTGGCTTGGTGCTTGGTGCTGCCAGCTTTGCAGCTATCTGCGCTCTAAGCTCTGGAACTCGGGAATCACGCAAATTTGCGAAGGCTGCGTACACATCGTCAGGCATGACCTTGCCTTGGTATTCACTGTGCAGCGCCGTTTTATTGCCGACTGCTGCCTCAAATTTCTCAAGCAGATCGCTCTGGTCGGCAGGCTTGGTGCTTGGTGCGGGGTGGGTGAATAGCGGGATGTTTCTGGATTCACTCTTGTGGCCGCAGGTCACCCCGTCGCACCCCGGCAGCTTGTCAAGCGCCCGACGATCTGCCCAGATGACAGGCTCCCCGCTGTTTGGGGTGAGTGAGCGCAGCACCTCAAGCTCGCTAAAGAATCGCTCAAAGTCTTGGCGCTTAACTTGATAGCGTTCAAGTCCGTTAACGAGCAGGTCAAGTTGCTCTTGTGTGATTGTGTAGGTGGTCATGGTGCAGCCCAATAAACAAGTCGGCCATCAATCTTTTTGCTCAGTACCGTGCCAGATCGGTTCACCGCAAAATGCATCACCGATGCAATCTGCTGAGTTGTCGCGCCGGTCACTTTGCACAGCTCACTGAGTGGCGAAAACGGGTGTCCTGCCAGGTGTCGCAGGATCGGACCAATGCGGTCTGCTTGCACTGGCGTTGACTCTTTGACAAAGGAATAGCGGAAGTGCTTCTTCCCTTCGGGTGGGTTGTGCGAGGTGCGTGAAATTGCCCCATCTTTTTGCAACTTGCCAAGCATCTTTCCAATGTTCGTCGGCGGCAGTGCAAAGTATTCGGACACCTCGCTTACAGTGACCGGATGGGGCTTGATGCGGACAAAATTGCACACATCATGCCGGCTGACGGTAGGCGCGACCCGCTTGACTGGTCGGAATGGGTTCTTCCCATCCGCGAATATTGTTTTGATCATGCTGGTACTCCGTTGATTACGATGGCCTTCTTGGTGATGATCGCGGTCTGCACGATTGCCAGACCTTGCTCCATCTCCAGCACAGTGCAGCGATCCAATTGGGCGTCATGCACCTCCATGGCCAGCTTGACTGCGGCCATCTCTGGGCCGGTGAAGACAAAGCGGTGTCCGTTGGCCACGCCTCGGCGGCACATGGTCAGCAGCGCTTCATGCGCTTCGTGGATCTCCGCGCGCCAATCCATTCCAATGCGCAAGTGGGTAAGCGCTTCGGTCATATTGATGGCAGCGATAAGCACATCCAGATCCTGGTGCGTGGCCTGACCCTTCAGGACTGCGTCCAGCGCCAGGTGGTTCTTGGTGCGGACCACCATGACGGCGTCCGTACCGGCGACCGGCTTCACCCCGGTTACCACCCAGGAGTGGGCATCAATACGCACATGGCGTGGACGATAGCTTGAGCGCTTTCTCACAGCGATGCCTCCATCATTTCAACTGCCAATTTGAGTGCAGACAACTCGGCCAGGTCGTACTGGTGGCCGGTGTCCTCGGGTTTGATTCGTGATTCAAGGTGGCCGATGCGGCGCTTCAAAACCCTGATGGCCTTTCTGGTTTTCATGGCTAGAACGGGATGTCCGAGTCGTCCACGTCATCGAACCCGCTACCCTGCGCAGCCCGTGCTGGCGCTTGGCGTGGTGGCGGTGCCTGCTCTGGCTGGCCTTCCTTTGCTTTCTTCAATACCGCAGCATTGAAGTCATTGCTTGCATAAACGTGGTTCCAGTAGCTTCCGTCATCCTTCTTGCGTGATGGCCAGCTCACAAACTCACCATTCGACCCGTTCATGATCTTGCATCCCTTGATCTCGATGAATGGCTCTTTGCCATCGTTGGCAAGGCTGACGTTAAAAGATGGGTACTGTCCGGGGAAATGTTTAACTGATATTTTCACGCTGCTTCTTTCATGTTGTTTAAGCTGTCTACCATTGCATCCACTTCACTCAAGAAGCTGGACACATCTTTTTCCATTGCTGCAATTGCATCGTCATCACGCTCAATGCGCTTGATGAACAACTGCAAATGCTCTGGGAACCTTGGATCAAAACTTACAAAGTCGCACCACTTGCGACCCGTACAGGCCATCTGCCAGGTCATCTGTGTGATGTACTTTGCATCTGGCTTTCCTGACAACATCGTTTTGATGTGCGTTGCGCTGTTTGGGCATTTGATTTCAATCAGTCCATCAGCATCAACACAGCCGTCAGGACTAGCACCAGACATGAGAATTGATGGGTGGTCGATCATTGCCACCTCGTCAACCAATGCGCCAGTCCTGGCTTCGTATGCAGCCCGAGCAAGAGGCTCAGTCTCAGCACCCCACTTCATTGCATCGTTTGTGAAGAACTCTTGGCGCTTTCCGGTGATTCGCTCCAGTGCAAGCTCAACGCTGTAGTTCTCTCGGCTGGTGCTGTAGCCAGACTTTGTCTTGGCAAGAATGTCAGCAATGCGGCTGGCAGTCGCTTTCCCCAAACGCTGCGAAAACCACTCTGGGCTGCCCTGGATGATGTTGGTCATTACTTCACCTCCGCATCGGTAATATTGGATTCAGCCAGCAACTTGGCTTTCTTTTCAATCGCTGCCGCCTTGAGTGCTGCATGTCCCGCGTTGTCCTTGGCTGCAACGGCCTTTGCGCCTTCTGCTTTCCAAACGGTGTTCCATTCCTCGGCGTTGCTGCAAGCCTCGATGGCATCCAGCGCCATCAAAATGTCAAACGTGACGGATGTGATTTCTCCAGTGATAGGGTCCACCTTCTTTGGAGCATCACTTTCCACAATGCGCTCTGCTTCGTCTGGCTCGTAGATTCCAGCGAAACCAAAAGCAAGGCGTGCGCATTGGATCATTGCCTTATGGCGAAGCATCCGGTACGGGTGGGACAACCAAGGGCCGGCACTGCGCTTGCATTCAGCCATCCACTCCGTCACTTTGATGGGGTGGCTGCGATCCTTGCGGTAAATGGTGCATGTGCATGACTCAGCGTTTTGCTCAAAGTCCATGCCATCAAACTCTGGGCGGCTGTTGATGATTCGGCTCCATCCGTCAAGTCCAACCACGGGGACAATTCCACCCTTATCCGGGAAGGCGTAAATCTCTTTTGTGAATGGGTTTAGGCCGTATTGCTGGGCCACGATCAACAATGCAGTCATCTGCGCATCGGTTACTTGTGTGCCTGATTTGAAGCAAGTCGCTTTCAATGTGCTTGCAAGCTCCGAGCCGTCGCCCATGTTGAACTGCTTTGCAAGATTGCTTGTCAGGGTAGTTAATGCTGTAGTCATTTGCGTGTCCTCCATGCGGTTTTAAGTGCGTTCAGTACAGTCCAACCAGAACTGCGAAATCGTTTGTATTGCTCGATGAATCTCATTTCAATAGACCAAGTAAAGGGTGATGAAGCTGGCCGCGTAGACCAGGGTGAAAGCGATGCGTATTGGGGTCCAGTAGGTCATGCGCGGGCCTCTTCCATGGTGATGAACTTGTTGATGTCAAACGCGCCCCAGGGCTTTGTATTGGTCCCCACCAAATAACCCCCCTGAAAGTGCGGTTCGTAGACGGCAATGCAGCCCTGGAGTAGCACGGTGGACAGTGCGTGGATGAACTTGACCATGCGGTCGGTTGGCTGCATGTAGCCGCAGGTGTCGATCTCGGCCACGAACACCGACTGCAGCACCAGTCCTTTGACGGTGTCGCTTTCGTTCTGCTGGTCGACGCGGGTGTAGTCCACCAGCTCCCAGTCGTGGTTGGCTTCGATCAGGTTCACAATGCTGTCGAAGCGTCCCTTGAACCACTTTTCGCTGTAGAACGTGCCAGCCACGGCCATGTTGATGTTGATCTGGAATTTCATGCTGCCAACTCCGCAACCTCATCGGCCCACAAGTCAATGAAGCGCTCGGCAATGGCAACGCGGTAAGCCTGCACCAGTGCGCAATCAGACTTGGCCAGCACAGCCATGAGTGCTTCCATCGGGCCTTTGTCGGTGCCGTAGTCATTGATGAACTCAGCCACTGGGTACGAGTCAATCTTGCTGATGCCAAAACTGTTGGTCTTGACGTAGCGCAGCGCCAGCTTGTTGACATTGGTGGTGCGGATGTCCTTTGTCAGGACTTCCATCATTTCTTGCTTAACGTCGATCAATGCTTCAGAGTAGCGATCTGCCTTGACGTCATCTGCTGGGCCGTTTTCCCAGCTCTGTGTGTATCGGATCATGGTGATGCTCCTTACATTGCGTTGTGTTGGGACGCGACAGGCTTCTGGTCGAAGTCGTCAAAGAAGCCTGCCAGAGAGAAGTGGCCGCGCTTGTCGATGCAGGGCTGCAGGTTGAACACATCGTTTTTGCTGATGCTGTAGTCAGCCATGCCGCGCCAAACCTTGGCACCTTGGGAGAAGCGCACAGCCAGATCAAAGATTGGCAGGCGGTCTGCGTAGACGGTTGAGCAGTGGACGCGGCGGCGGTCACCACTGATGGTCACTTCAACTGTGAACCGGTTGTAGCGAACTTCCACGCCTTTTTTGTTTGTGAACACATAGTCAGGCTCTTGGCGATGTGTGTCGATATGAACTTGCATCTAATTCCCCTTGCTAAAGACACCGTGATTGATGTCCATGGGATTGATTGTAAACATATTTACCGAGACAAACAAGGATGTTTACAAATAATTTCGATTAATTTATGACCAATTGGTCAGTAAGAAGATGTCAGGCGTAAAAAAACCCGCGTGAACGGGTTGGTAAATTTAATTCTCAATCTCACCCGAATGGGGGATGGTCATCCTGTCGGGCAACCCCTAGACTTCGCTTTCAAAAAGATCAGGGAAAACGATGATGAAAACTGGCATGTTTAATGCTGAGAGAGAGAGAGAGAGAGAGAGATTTTTAGCCGATAAGCCAATGGATGGGCATGATCTGGTGATGATCGTCCCTGATGCTCAGTATCTGGCTGGTGTGAGTCTTTGCCGCACCCTTGCAGCGGCTGGAGCGACTAGGCGCGTGTGCTGGCCTGAGTCGCAAAGGTCGATTGCGCTTGAGTGGCAGGCTCAGATGCGCGGGGTATATAGCCAACCAGCACCTGTACAACTTCCATCACTGCATTTTGCCGTTGATCTTGTGGCATAGCCTCTATTAGCTGCACAACCATTACCAAATCAGGCGCTATTGGTGCTGCCGCTTTGGCGGTAGTTGATGGCAAAACCATCTCGCCTTCACCAGTAGCCAGCCAATACCCATCAACACCCAAGGTCAGCGCGGCCTTGGCGTGGTTCGTGACTGACAAGTAACCAGACCCGGTTATCACTATCCCTAGCGCCTGCGGTGTACACCCAAGCGCGGAAGACAGCTTTTTGCGGTCTGTTTTTGCATATTTTATGGATGCGTCCAGGCGCTTTCCGTAGGTCATAAAGCATCTTACGAAATATCAATGTAAAAACTGTTGTTTGTGCTTGTAAACAACCTTACAATGCAGCATGAACAAAACAGACGCACTACACCTCCTTGGTGGGACAACCGCCAAAGCGGCCCACGCCATAGGATGCACAACGCAAGCAATCTCGCAGTGGCCCGACCCACTCACACCACGCATTCGTGACCGTGTGGAAGCTGCATACAACAGGCTGAAGGTTAAACGCACTCAACGTAAGAGTAGTTGCGAATCCGCAAACATTCAATCCTGATCGTTTATCCAGTGATCCACCTCAAAGAAAAAACACCAGCCGCCTATTTGGGTCTGCCGCCTGCAGGCATGAATGCGTTCTCGATGCTGATCGAGGGCCGTGAAACAGCCAAGCCAAAGCGCAAGCCTGGACCAAAGTACTACCGGACGCGCGAGTTCCAGGCCATGGTGGCCATCGAGACACCGGAAGAGCGCAAGGCCCGGCACTTAAAGACCCGCACCGACAAAGTGCTGCGCCAAAACAAAGACCAATTCGTGCCCAACGACCGCGCCGCGAGAGATCGCAACGCCGCGATCAGTGGCAAGTCCGTATTTCTTGGCACCCGCCCATGAAAGCGAAAACCCCACGCAGCAGGAACTGGGTGGGGCTTCTGTCAGCAACTTAGAAAAGGTAAGCAGATGAGTACAGAAATTTTAACAGACCCAAGGCAGATGTCCATAGAGTTTGAGCCTGGTTCACGCAAATCAGATCCAGAAACCAGCCGCATGGCCGCGACACAGGCCAAGGAGATGGCAGCCAAGCACCATCGCATGATTGTCGACGTACTGTCTCAGTACGGACCACTGGGTAAGGATGGCATTGCATCTCGCTTGCGTGGATTGGATGGCGTTGCAGTCTGCCGCCGCCTGACAGAACTGCAGCGCGCTGGGAGGATCACGCCAACAGGTCGCAACGTGCAAAGCACTGCAGGTCGCCAAGAGCGTGAGTGGAGTGCTTCATGAGTAACCCCTGGTTTCGCATGTATTCGGAGTTCGCTACCGACCCCAAAGTGCAGATGTTGTCTGAGGCAATGCAGCGCCGGTTGTTGATGGTGATGTGCATGCGTTGCAGTAACGCGCTTGTAACGTTACATGAAACAGAGATCGCGTTTCAGTTGCGTATCAGTGAAACAGAGTTGTCTGAAACCAAGGCAATTTTTGTCGTTAAGGGGTTTGTAGATTCTGCATGGAATGTACTGAATTGGGACAAGCGTCAGTTTGCCTCAGATAGCAGTGCAACCAGAGTGGCAAAGCATCGGCTGCTACAAAAAGAGAAGCAGAAACAGCCATGTAACGTTACAGAAACAAAAAGTAACGCCCTAGAACAGAACAGAACAGATACAGAACAGATAAAGAAGATCACCGTGACACCACCTGACGGTGTGTCGATCAAAGTCTGGGCCGACTTCCTGAAACTGCGCAAGACCCTCAAAGCTCCGGTGACAGAAACCGCCATGGATGGAATACAGCGTGAGGCAGACAAAGCTGGGTACAGCCTGGAGCAAGCCCTGCGGACCTGTGTCGAGAGAAGCTGGCGCGGATTCAAATCTGACTGGATCACTGACAAACAACCAGCAACCACAGCCAGTGGTGTTTTGGCGGGGGCGATATGAAGGGCCACGAAAACATCATTGCCCTGCGGATGCAAGGCCACAAACCCAAGATCGTTTTTCTGAACGACTACCCGTGTGCGACAGATTGGTTTGAACACGGCGACCAGGCCACCGTCTGCACACACCACGATTTCATGGGGTCGCTTGACCTGCGCTTCCTGGTGGGACTGACCGTCAGCATCAGCGCTACCTCTGAGGGTCGCGCAAAGTCACTTTTTGAGCGAGTTAAGCAGGCAGGTGCGGGGGTAGTAGCAGCATGCCATGTGCAGGCCGATAAACACCAGTTTGACCAAGACGGTTGGATGCAGATTTTTAGAAAAGAGGTGGCGTAATGGCCGAGTACCTGACAGATTCGATTGATTTCGCCGCGTACCTGAAAGACACGGATGCAAAAAGCAAGGTGAAGCCTGCCAGCGATTTCGTGCAGGACGCCAAAGACCGGTTGCGAATCAGGGCAAAAGCCAAGCGCACATACCTGCCATGGCCTAAGTGCAATGACTCTTTTGAGTTTCGCAAGGGTGAAGTGACAGTCTGGGCCGGGCAAAACGGCCACGGGAAAACGGACGTTACGACTCAGATCGCCCTGAGTCTGGTGGGGCAAGACGAGAAGGTATGCGTGGCATCGTTTGAAATGCGCCCGGTGACCACCATTGGCCGCATGGTTCGCATGTTTGCCATGACCAACCAATTTTCGCCAGAGTTCCAGGGTGAGGATGGACTTGGGATCTTGGACACGCTGTACGACGAGTTTGGTGGGTGGAGTGATGGCCGCATGTGGTTGTACGACCAGACTGGGACGGCCCATCCTGAGACAGTTCTGGGCATGGTCAAGTATTGCGCCCAGGAGCTGGGTATCACGCACATCTTCATTGACTCGCTGATGAAATGCGTCAAAGCCGAGGATGACTACAACGGGCAAAAGAACTTTGTGGACCAGTTGTGCGCGATGGCAAAGGATTGTGATGTGCATATCCACCTGGTCCACCACCTGAAGAAGCCAGCCAAAGAGGGTGATATGCCCGACAAGCACGACACCAAGGGCAGCGGCTCTATCACCGACCAGGTGGACAACCTGTTCATGGTGTGGCGCAACAAGCCCAAAGAGGACTCGATCCGCGCCAGTGGCAGCCAGAGCAACAAGCAGACCGAGCCTGACAGCTACCTGTTGTGCCGCAAGCAGCGCAACTACGAGGGCAGTGCAGACGGTGAGCCAATGATTTCACTTTGGCGCCATTTGGATGCGGGTGATTTCGTGGCCGAGGCTGGCGCCCGTGCCCAGTTCTTTGGAAATTATCCCCATGTGGAGTCGATGTAATGCATGAGCGATCTACTACAAAAAGCACTCCAACGCTGCCTGGATTGGTGTGCAGCCGGGCAGAAGGCCCATGCGTGGAAGCTGGCAAAGGACTTGGCACTTATCGACCCGCACCAGTTGGCGGGCCTGCCGGACCTGCTGACCAAGGAAATGAAGCGTTTGCAAGGCCTGCAGCATGAGCATCAACCGCTACAACCCCAAGGTCGATGAGAACCAGCCCGCCATCGTCAAGATGCTGCGGGAACGTGGCGCCAGTGTGGACATCATCGGGCGGCCAGTCGATCTTTTGGTGGGCTTCAACGGGCAGACGGCCATGGTCGAAGTGAAAAACCCTGCCACCCGCTACGGCCGCAAGGGTGAGAACGGCAACCAGAAGTCCTTCCTGTCGGAGTGGAAGGGCGGCCTGTACGCCTGCATCCACGATGCCTCGGGTGTGGACACCTTGCTGGGGATGATGAAGTGAGCGAGTCCCTGACCATCACACTGCACAACCGCCAGCAGGCATGGGCCGACATCAAGGGACTGGCGTACCCATTTCTGGCGAAAGTGCTGCAAAGCGGCGCGCGCTGGGTGCTGACGCTCAAGCTGGAAACCCGCAGCCAGGCGCAGAACCGGCTGATGTGGCCACTACTGACCGTGTTCAGCCAGCAACTGCAATGGCCAGTCGATGGCCGCATGGTCACGATGGATGCGGATGACTGGAAAGACGTACTAAGCGCAGCCTTCAAGGGTGAGTCCGTGCGCCTGGCGATGGGTCTGAACGGTGGCGTGGTCCTGTTGGGCCAGCGCACCAGCAAGTTCACCAAGCCCCAGTTTGCCGAGTGGATCGAATTTCTGTATGCCACCGCTGCCGACCGTGGCGTGAAGCTGCCTGTATGGGTGGGGCAAGAATGACCAAAGCTGAACTGATCCACAAGGGCAAGGTCGCAGCGCTGGGCTGTGCTTACTGCCACTTCATCCATGGCGCCCATGACCCTGGGGCGGTCGAGCTGCATCACCTGAGAGGTGGCGGCTGGGGTAAGGGGGACTACAAAACCCTGATACCACTCTGCCCAAATCACCACCGTGGCCCAGGAGGAGTCCATGGCATGGGCACCAAAGCCTTCGACCGCGAGAGCGGAACCACACAGCAAGCATTACTCAACTGGACCCTGGAGCGCACGACATGACCCAACTACCACCCATCAGCACCCAGCTGCCGTTCGACATTCGTGCCGCACTGGTGCGGGCGTCCCAGGTATCCACGGCCATCGACCCATTGGCACGGGTGAAGGCCATCGACCATGTGCTGCGCCGCGCCAAGGCCAACCACCCAAAATACTTCAAGGTAGACCATGAATAAAAGAACCGTGGCAGTAGATGCATCAGGGCGCCGCATCGGGGAGGACCAGACAGGGGCCAAGCTGGCCAACTGCGAGGTCGACCTGTTGATGGACATGCACCGTGGTGGTATGGGTTACAAGCTGCTGGCCCAGAAGTTTGAAGTGTCAGCCAGTTTGGTGCGCGACATCGTAAAAGGAAAACGCCGCAACCGTGTGATCGCTGGCTGGAAGGTGGTACTGATCGAGCGGACTACTTCACCTGCTTCTTGAGTGATTTTCTGTACGCCAAGACATACGGCAAGAAATTATCAATGCGTGCGCTACGGGTTGCAGATCTCTCTCGGAACATGCGCACCTGGGCGTCATTGTCCATTTTTGCCATGGCAAATGCTTCTGTGAAGCGGTTGTATTCGTACATGCAGCCTGCCGATAGCACCAAGGCCACCGCGTATGGGTCGGAGTCTCCATCGTCAACATCCGCGACCTTTGCTTTGGCGCAGGACTGCTCAACCTTCAAAGACTCGTCCGCTCGTTGCTGCCAGACCTCTCGGCTTACGGGTGGTGGTCCTGACGCGCACCCAGTAAGGATGGCGACTGCAAGCGCGGTTGAGATGGTGAATTTCATGGTGGGCTCCCTGTTTGGTGGTTGTGATCAAAGGATACCGCACTGGGTGTGCGCATCATTTGATTATTTGATTAGTTTGGTTTATTCAAAAATTCAAGAGGTTAATCATGGCTGCAGGTGGTAAGCGGGTAGGTGCAGGGCGAAAGAAGACGGCAGAGAAGGCGGCGGCTGCGGCTATTAAGGTGGTGGTCGATCAGCGTATTGCAGAGATCCCTGGTGTCACTCCGTTGGAGGTGCTACTGGAGTGCATGCTATCTGCTCGAGAGGAGGGTGACTCCAAGGCTGCGGCCAGCTACGCCAATATGGCCGCGCCCTACGTCCACCCCAAGCTGTCGTCCATCACCTCCAATAACACCAACAACGGCAACCTGACGCTGGTGTCGGACTTCCCCGGATGATCCCAATTAATGGTGCGGTGCGCTTTGGCTACCCTATGCGGGACTGGCAGCGGGAGTGCGCAGCCAAGGCGGCTGGCAAGCGCTTTGTGGTGCTGGCCCTGCACCGTCGGGCGGGCAAGACTGAGATCGCGCTGAAGAAGCTGCTGGACGCGGCCTTGAAGAACCGGTTGGACCTGCCGCTGTACTTCTATGTTGCGCCCTACCTGAAGCAAGCCAAGGCCATCGCATGGTCCAGGCTAAAGCAGATGGTGGCGCCATTGGTGCCATACGGACACATCGAGATCTCTGAGGCTGACATGTTGGTGCGCTTCCCGCACAACGGGGCGGTGATCCGGGTGTTCGGGGCTGACAACCCTGACGCCATGCGCGGTGTGCGCCTGGATGGGGTAGTGATTGATGAGGTGGCCCAGATCAAGCCCGATGTTTGGGACGATGTGATCCAGCCCGCCCTGTCCGACCGCCTGGGGTGGGCTTGGTTCATTGGTACTCCCAAGGGCATCAACCTGTTTAGTTCCCTGTACTACATGGCGCAGTCAGAGCCTGACTGGGTCAGTGCCCGGTACACCGTCTATGACACCGATGCTTTGGACCGGGGTGAGGTGGAGCGATTGCGCCGGGTGATGGCTGAGACTGCCTTTGCCCGTGAGTTCTTGTGCGACTTCAGTGCCGCGGGGGATGACCAGCTCCTAAGTCTGACGGACGCTGAAGCAGCTGCGCACCGGGTGATGCTGCCCGGCACTATGGACTATGCAGCCAAGATCCTGGGGGTCGACCCAGCCAGATTTGGTAATGACCGAAGCGTCATCTTCATGCGCCAGGGGTTGGTAGCGTTCAAGCCCAAGGTCTACCGCGGCATCGACAACATGGACCTGGCCGGCCGGGTGGCGGCTGAGATCATGGAACACAAACCGGATGCAGTGTTCATTGATGCTGGCGCTGGATCTGGGGTGATCGACCGACTGCGCCAGCTTGGGCACGATGTGATTGAGGTGAATTTTGGGGGCAAGGCGATTGACCCGCGCTACGTCAACAAGCGCACCGAGATGTGGTACGAGATGGCTGAGTGGGTCAAGGCGGGAGGTTGTATTCCCAATGAGAACAGCCTGAAGTTGGAGTTGGCCACCCCCACCTACAGCTTTGATGCGGCAAACCGGCTCAAGCTGGAGAGCAAGGATGACATCAAGAAGCGGCTGCCCGATGGTGGATCTCCAGACATGGCTGATGGCTTGGCCCTGACGTTTGCCCAGCCTGTTGCCAAGCGAGTCGACCAGCAATATGCGCCGAGGCGCGCCAGTTATGACCCCTATGCCGTGAGGTGAGGGTGTACGCATCGCCATGGCCCGCAGATAGATTGCAGGCCATGACCGACGCCCTTGTAATCCCAAGCCTGCACTCGCTGCTGCCTGATGTGCAGGGCACGTTCCATGACCGGATCATGGCGCTGGAGGCTTTGATCCTGCAGCAAGTCCAGGTCGAGCTGCCACTGCGCCACTGGTTCTGCAATGGCATGTATGCCCGCGAGTTCACTGTCCCTGCGGGCACCATAGTGACCGGAATGATCCATTTGGAAGACTCGATCTCTGTGATGCACAGCGGTCGGGTTCGCGTCCTGACTGAAGATGGTGAGCATGACATCGTGGCGCCGCAGACGTTCATCCAGCACGCTGGCACCAAGCGTGTCGGCCTGGTGCTGGAGGACATGGTGTGGACCACCTTTCACGCCTGCAAAGCCACTACGGTCGAAGAGGCCGAGCTTGAGCTTGTCACCAATGACCGCGCTGAATATGAGCGGATCTCCAGCAGCAAGCAACAATTGAAGGAGATCGCATGAGTTTCGGATTCACCGCCGCAACATGGATGGCTATTGGAGCGGGGACATCTGCTGCTGTGGCCATCAATAGCTCCAATGAGGCTGGCTTCGCGGCCGACCGCCAAAAGAGTGCGCAGGAGCAGGCAACCAAGGCAGCACAAAAGCAGGCTGGCTTGGCAGATCAAGCCAACAACGCCGCCAACCAAAAAGCCCCCAACATGCAGGCCTTGTTGTCTGACAACGCCATGGCTGCCAAAGGTGGTATCAGCGGCACCATGCTGACTGGACCCTCTGGCATCGACTCCAAGTCGTTGACGCTTGGCAAGAACACATTGCTGGGTGGTAGCTGATGGGCGCTAAAGTTCAAACACCGCGTGAGCGACTGCTGACCCGTTGGGGCCAGCTCAAGCAGGAGCGCGCCAGCTGGGTGCCGCACTGGAAAGAGATCAGCGACAACCTGCTGCCACGCTCGGGGCGCTTCTTCCTGGAAGACCGCAACCGGGGTGAGCGCCGGCACAACACCATTTATGACAGCACCGGAACGGGTGCGCTGCGCATCCTGGCGGCCGGGATGATGTCCAACATGACCAGCCCGGCCCGGCCCTGGTTCCGTTTGACCACCACCAACCCGCAGCTCAACGAGGCTGACGATGTGAAGGTGTGGCTGGCCGAGGTCACGCGCCTGATGCAGATGGTGTTCAACCGCTCCAACACCTACCGGGCGTTGCACTCTTCGTATGAGGAGCTGGGCGCCTTTGGCACGGCGGCCACCATCATCCTGCCTGACATGGATGCCACCATCCACCACCATGTGCTGACGGTGGGTGAGTACGCCATTGCAACCGACCACCAAGGCAAGGTCGACACGCTGTACCGTGAGTTCCAGATGACTGTGGGCCAGATGGTCAAGGAGTTTGGCCACGACAAAGTCAGCCCGACCGTGCAAAGCCTGTTCGACCGCGGCACGCTGGACCAGTGGGTGACGGTGCTGCATTGCATTGAGCCGCGCTCCGACCGGGATCTGTCCAAGCGGGACAACAAGAACATGCCGTTCAAGTCCATCTACATGGAGATGGGCTCCAAGGACCATGGCTTCCTGCGCGAGTCAGGCTTCAAGCGCTTCCCCGCACTGTGCCCGCGCTGGGCGGTGTCGGGTGGCGACATCTACGGCAACAGCCCTGGCATGGAAGGGCTAGGGGATGTGAAGCAGCTCCAGCATGAGCAGCTGCGCAAGGCACAAGGGATTGACTACAAGACCAACCCACCATTGCAGGCGCCAACATCCTTGTCCAACCGGCCAGTCGATACGCTGCCTGGTGGCGTCACCTTCGTGGATGCCTCCACGCCCCATGGCGGGCTGCGCACCGCGTTCGATGTCAACCTGGACCTGTCGCACCTGCTCAACGACATCCAGGATGTGCGCCAACGCATCCGCACGGTGTTCTATGCCGACCTGTTCCTGATGATGGCCAACGACCAGCGCAGTGGCATCACCGCGACCGAGGTGGCCGAGCGCCATGAAGAGAAGATGCTGATGCTGGGCCCCGTGGTCGAGCGCCTGCAAAACGAGATCCTGGACCCGCTGATCGAGTTGACCTACGCCGCCATGGAAGAGCAGGGCCAGATCCCGCCATTGCCCGAGTCGCTCAAGGGTGTGGTCATCAATGTGGAGTTCGTGTCCGCCCTGGCCCAAGCCCAGCGCTCGGTGGCCACCAACAGCGTCGACCGCTTTGTGGGAAGCCTGGGACAAGTCGCCCAGTTCAAGCCAGAGGTGCTGGACAAGCTCGACGCCGACCAGTGGGTGGACCAGTACGGCGACATGCTTGGCATTGACCCGACATTGATCGTGCCCGACGCCAAGGTTCTTGAGATTCGCACTGCGCGTGCCAAGGTGCAAGCCCGCCAAATGCAGAGCGCTGAAAAAGTACAGCAAGCCAGTGCGACACGCGACATGGCAGCAGCAGATACCAGTGGGCAGAACGCACTCACCGACGCCACCAGCGCATTCACCGGATACACCTAAAGGACCACCATGCCATCACTTCAAACTGCCAACCCTAACACCGCCGAAGTCACAGTTGCCGTTGTTCCGAGTAATACCGTCGTTCAGCCAGTTCCATTTCGGGCGCTGTGGGTCGGTGTTGCAGGGGACATCAGTGTCACTTTTGTGGATGGGTCAACATTTGTTTTTGTGAGTGTTCCCAATGGATTCTTTCCGCACGGTGGAATCAGGGTGAATGCAACAGGTACAACAGCATCCTCAATCGGGGCTGTGTACTAGCATGCCAGCAATCGGCATTGGGGTGTCGCCCTGCATTCCTGGGCTAACACCTATCCAGCGCGCCATAGCCATCCTCCGAAAGTTCGGACAAGATGCCCACGTCTACCTCCCCGGCATCGGATTCCTGAACGGCCTCCAAGCGGGCAACTACCTAGACAGCGCGGGCACGACCCAAGGCACAGTGGATCAGCCTGTTGGTCTGGTTAAGGACAGCTTTGGCGCAATTGACGCCACACAGTCCACAACGCCAGCGAAACCCGTGCTGCGGCGGGGGGCTGTGAATTTGGCGCTGCACTCACATGACCTTAGTAGCACCGATTGGGTGTTAGAGGCTGGCGCTACAAAAAGCGGCCAAACCCTCATTTGTGCGTCTGACACCATGCGTGTTTGGCAAGGTTCAACCGTAACGGGTGCGCAGACTTTTGCTTTACTCCTTAGTGGGTCTGGTACTTGCTCTGTGTTCGGGTACAACGGTGTGGATGGCGCTGGTGGAAACTTTGCGCTGACACAGATCACACTCACGCCAACCCCAACGCTGTACGCAGTTCCCTATACAACAACAGTAGGAGCGACAGGTTGGAGATTTGGGCGCTGGGTTGGCGATACAGCAACATCAATCACCTTTGGAGCTGGTGCAGTATTCCAAGGCACCTACACAGCCTCCCAAATCCAAGCCCTCGGAGGCATCCCGCTGACCCTGACTGCTCCGGTGAGTACGACATTGGGCGCTTACTGGTGGGAGTTCGACGGTGTAGACGATTCGCTTGCTTTGTCCGGGCCGCTGTTTCAGATGAGCGATGACTGGTGTGTTACTGCCGGTATGCGATGCGATGAGCAAGGGAACTGGCGCACAATCTTTGCCCAAGATGGGGCGGGTGGAGTCCCACGTTTAAGTTTAGTCTGCGCAAACGGCGACATCGCCGCAGTATTGCGAAATGACGCAGGGGCAATGACACAGCTCCTGTACGCATACACGCGTGGATTGAGTTATGTAGTCACCATGCGAAAAGTGGGCACGACTGTTGTACTTCGGGTCAATGGCGTTCAGGTTGCATCGAATGTGGCTCCCGCGAGCCCAGCGACATTCACCGGATTTGCAATGGGCAAGCTGTCCAACGGGACTGGGGATTATTTCACGGGTGGGATATACGAACTTACCGCGATAAAGGCAACGCTTTCTGATGCTGATGTTCTCACCCTAGAGCGCCTAGTCGGCAACCTCGCAGGCGTCACGATATGACATACCTAACCCACTTCCTAGCCTACACCGTGGGCCTCCTTTGCGGGGTCTGCGGGGTACTGATGGCAATGGCAAACACTGGGCGTTGCGATAACTGCCCGTCACACAAGGATGGCAAATGACAACACCTTACAAACCCCACGAACAACGTGTGATTGACGAAGCCAAAGAACTCAACACCAAATTGAGCGCCCTTCGCACCTTCCAGTTGGAAGATTTCTTCGACACTCTTGCGGCAGAAGATCAGGCGTTGCTGATGATGCAGGAAATGGCTATGCAGAACTACTTGAGCATCTTGCATCGCCGCGTCGAAAGGTTTGACAAATGAGCTACGACAACACACTGACGATCAAGCTGCCGTTCTCGCTGGCTGACATTGCCTCGCGCATTGGCAGAGCTTTAGACCCTGACGTTGGTGGCGAACGCTCCTTTAGTCGAATCGTTACAGGCCAGAAGGACGGCAAGCCCGTGTATGGCGACACGATCAGCATGACAACGCCTTGCACGACCGTGTTCAAAGAGCAGGCCATTGCAATGCTGGCTGACCCTGCGCTGCTGCACGGGGCTGTGAGTGCGGACTATGCAAAGCGGTGGGCTGATCTGGTGCCTCCTACGCTGGCTGAGTGTGAAGCGTTCTGTAACGGTGTGATTCCAGAGCCTGCACCAATCTTCAATCAATAACCAAAGGAATGTATGACCACGATAGTCGAAACAAAAATCAGGACCGGAAACACAAAGTCAATCGTTTTCAACTGGAGTTCCATGGCCAATGGAGATGATGGCAACCCAATCCAATTTGCGCAGTACACCGACAAAAGCGTGCAGGTCACTGGCATCTTTGGGTCCGGTGGATCAATCCGGTTGGAGGGGAGCAACAACGGGGTGGATTGGGCGCCATTGAGCGATCCGTCTGGCAATGACTTAAATATCACAAGCGCCAAGATCAAGATGGTCACCGAGGCCACCTACTACGTCCGTCCACGGGTTACCGCTGGCGATGGCACCACCAATCTGTCTGTCCATCTTTTGATTAAGGAATAAGCCATGAGCAACGAATTTTTGAAAGCGGCAGATGATGCCAAGCGACTGCTGGCAGGCTTTGCTGCAGTGGCAACTGTGGCCGATGCATTTGAAAAGGCTGGCTCCATCGTCCAGGCCATGGAAGAGGCTGAGAAGGCTTTGCCTGCGCTGCAAGCGGACACCGAGAGCGCCAAGGCTGAACTGAAGCAAGCCAAGGCTGACACGCAAAAAACCAAGGATGAAGCCAAGAAGATCACTGCTGAAGCCAAGCAAGTGGCCGATGGCATTGTGAGTGCCGCCAGCGTCAAGGCTGACAGCGTCAAGGCCGCAGCCGACAACTACTATGAAACCACGGTGCAAGCGTCCAAGCAAGCCGAGGCTGATGCCGCGGTGCGCGCCCAGGCCGGCGTTGCAACGCGTGCGGCAATCGAGGCCGAGGTCAAGGATCTGGAAGCCCGAGCTGAAAAAGCCCGCGTGTATCTGGCCAAGCTGGCGGGGTAACCCGTGGCAATCACGCTCAATGCAACCCTGCGCAATGCGCGGGCCACGGCCATCGTCACTGAGGCTGGCGCTACCGCCAAACTGACGGTCTACACCGCGGCCTACGCTGCTGTGCTGTACACCAGCACCTGCGCAGCCACGCTCGGCACGGTATCTGGCGGTGTGCTGACGCTGAACGCGGTTGGCTCGGCCACCGCGACCGGTGCGGGCACCGCGGCCATCGCGCGACTGTTCAAGACGGATGGGACCACGATGGTCATCGAAGGCTTGACCGTGGGCACAACCGGGACAAACCTGGTCATCACCAACACCACCATCGCGGTCAATGATGTGGTGACGACTGCCAGCGGCTCCATCACTGAAGGTAACCCGTAAAGTGCTGCTACTCACCTCAATCACTGACGTCTTGCAGCTAATCACTGCAACAGCCACGAACAGCATCACAGTGCATGCCAGCTATGTCGATGTGAGTGGCACCACCGTTACTCCGCTGCGCACGAATCTGGTAATCACCGGGGCGGCTACCACGAACATTGTGGACAGCCCAGCGGCCAGTACCCAGCGCAACGTCAAAGGGTTGTACATCACAAACAACTCGACTGGTACGTCATGCAGGATTACCGTGCGCCACACGGACGGCACCAATGTTGCGGAGTTAATGGGGTTTGTGCTGCTGCCCGGTGAGAACTTGGGCTACCGCGAAGATGGCTCATGGGTTCACCGTGACCAAAACGGTGCGGAGTACCCACCATCTGGACTTGGCAACTACGCTGGTAAGTCGATCCCATTCATGAAAACAGGCACAGCGCCCGATGCTGTCGGCGGCTGGTACTGCACAAGCAAAGATGCTGGATACCCTGGCGCATGGGCGGCTGGTGTTCCAGGCCTGAACGGGCGCGTAACGGACGGCACAACGGCGGCTGACTATGGCTGTATCCCGATTCCCAATGCCGTAACGGGTGCGAACTACCTGACGGCGCTGGAAATGGCATCGTCTATCAATCACACCAATGATTTCTTCGATGTGCTGTGGGTCAACTCCGGTCTAGTGGTGACAACCACCACCGCGCAGGCCATCACGACGCCAACGCTTCCGGCCCGCGATGTCAACGGCACCACCGTGGGTGAAGGCTGCACGATTGCCCTGCTGGTCACGGCGGTCAGCACTAACGCTGCAGCCAACGCGGGTATCACTGTGTCGTACACGAACAGCAAAGGAACAGCGGGGCGCACTGCAAACCTGTCGGCCATTGCGGGTTCTCAGTTACCCGCTACAGCGGTTGTTGGGACGATCATTTGGTTTCAGCTTGCTGCTGGGGATACGGGCGTTCGGTCAATCCAAAGCTGCACACTTACCACAACGATGCTGACCGGGTCCATCAGCTTGATGATTTGCCGCGACATTTCCACCATTGGAACTGCAGTGGTCAACGTCAGCACTCCCAAGCTGATCGGCTCCCCCGGTATTCGCCTGTACAACGGCACCTGCATGCTGCACAACATCCTGGCATCCGCGGCCACGGCCACGTTCTTTTCTGGTTCTCTCGCGGTCATGGAGAAATAGATGATCGTCATCGGCATCATCAGCGGCGTTGTTGACATTTGTGTCAGCATCACGCCTGACCAACTGCCCACCGTGAAAGAAATGTACCCAGACCACGATCTGCGGGAGCAGTTGGGTGCGGAGTCTATCGGTTGGACTTTCGACGGGGCTACGTTCACCGCCCCGGTGGGGTAATTTATGGCTCTACTGGGTTGGTTCGATGGAGAGCTGCGCCCAGACGGATGGTTCGGTGCGGAACTGCAGCCTGCGGCTTGGTTCGATACCGAGATCGTAAACACTGCTTCGGGTGGTGGACCCGCCTCGATAACGGTAACGCTCTCGGCCACGCTTGATGGCGTAGCGGCCAGTGCAACCCAGGCAGCACGGCACCCGCAGATTCTCTCCACGACTCTCTCCGATGTCACGGCCACTATCAGCCAAAGCAAGGCAGGCGGCACCAGCCAGGCCATAGTCGCAATACTGGCCGACCTGACCGCTTCTGTCAGCCAGGCAGCACGGCACCCGCAGAGCTTGGCTCTCACGCTTGGTGATGTTGGGGTCGCGGTGGTGCAGACCCGCGGGAGGGGGCAGAGTATTGCGGCCACGCTGGATGGCATTTCTTCGGCAGTAGCGCAGACATCGAATCACACGCAATCCATGGTTATTGAGCTGGATGGTGTCGCTGTGCAGATAACGCAAGCAGGTGCAGCAAGCAATGCCACCGACTTTGTTGTTCTGCTGCGCAGGCGCCGACGCTAGGGTGTACGCATCGCTCGACCCGGCAGATAGATTCAACCCATGAGTTCATACGACCCGCTCGACGTTGCATCGCAAGTCAAGTCCAAGGCTGACAAAACAGCCAAGGAGCTGATTGAGCGCAACAACGACGATGCGGATTTCAAGTGGCTGATGGGTAACAAGCGGGGGCGTCGAATCATTTGGCGCCAACTGGACCGGGCTGGTGTGTTTCGCCTTTCATTCAATACCAACGCGATGCAAATGGCATTCACGGAAGGTAACCGAAATGAGGGGCTTCGCACACTCGCAAAGATCCACACGCTGTGCCCAGAGCTGTACACCACCCTGGTGAAAGAAAACGTAAATGACAGAAACAACGCTGATGACTGAAGCCGCAAATACCACTGAAGGCCAAGCATCGACTACGACCACCGCCAGCACTACTGTTGTGCCGGTAGATGGTCAAACGCAGCAGGCAACTGAAGGCCAGACCACTGAAGGGCAATTGCTCGACGGTGCCAAGCCCGAAGCCAAGGTTGAGCCTACGGGCGCACCCGAAAAGTATGAATTGAAAGCCCCCGAAGATGCCGCAATGGATGAGGCCGGGATCGCATCATTTTCAGAACTGGCCAAGGAATTGAACCTGACCCAAGACGCCGCGCAAAAGATGATCGACAAGATGGCGCCTGCGATGCAAGCCCGTCAAGCCGATGCCATGCAGGCTGCCAAAGCGAAGTGGGCTGAAGAGTCAACGACTGACGCGGAATTTGGTGGGCAAAAGCTCACTGAGAACGTGGCCATCGCTGACAAAGCGCTCACCCAGTTTGGCACTCCCGAATTGCGCACGCTGCTCAAAGAGTCTGGTCTGGGAAATCATCCTGAAATCATCAGGGCGTTTTACCGGGCAGGCAAGGCAATCAGCGAAGACGGAAGCTTCGTGAATGGCAACAAAGGTGCCACGACCGAAACGGCTGCCCAGCGTATGTATCCCAACATGAACCCTTAAAAGGTAAACAAAAATGGCAACTCTAAGCACTGGCCAACTCACCCTGGCCGATTACTCAAAACGCACTTCTCCCGATGGAAAGATTGATCCCATCGCAGAATTGCTGTCCCAGCAAAATGAAATCCTGGAAGACGTTGTCTTCAAGGAAGCCAACCAGCCAACCAGCCATGTGGTCACCATCCGCACCGGTCTGCCTGCTGTGTACTGGCGCTCGTACAACGCTGGTGTGCCATCGACCAAGTCGACCACTGCACAGATTACTGAGCCTTGCGCGATGCTGGAAGCCCGTTCGCACATCGACGCCAAGTTGCTGCAGTTGGAAAACAACTCTGCCGCTTTCCGTTTGAGCGAAGAGTCTGCCTTCATCGAGGCGATGAGCCAGGAAATGACCAGCAAGATTTTCAACGGCAACGTGGGCGCCGACCTCAAGGCCTTCTCTGGCTTGGCAACCCGCTACTCCAGCACCACCGCAGGCAATGGCAGCAACGTCATCCTGGCGGGCGGCGCTGGTTCTGATAACTCCTCCGTCTACCTGGTGGTATGGGGTGAGCAGACTGTGTTCTCGCCATTCCCCAAGGGATCGCGCGCTGGACTGGTTACCCGTGACTTGGGTGAAGAGTCGGTTCAAGATGCATCTGGCGGCTGGTATCAGGCTGCACGCTCCTTGTTCCAGTGGGATGCTGGCCTGGTGGTCAAAGACTGGCGCTATGTGGTTCGCATTGCCAACGTGGATGTGTCCGACTGGGTTGGCGTGACTGGCTCACAAGCCACGACCGCATCGACCAACTTGATCAAGCTGATGATGCGCGCCATTGCCCGTATCCCCAACTTCAAGATGGGCCGCGCTGCGTTCTACGCCAACCGTTCCATCCAAGAAGGTCTGATGATCCAAGCCCTGGAAAAATCCTCCAGCGCCCTGGGCATCAAGCCTGCGATGACACAGTTCGGCACGCAAATCAACCAGCTGGAGTTCATGGGTGTTCCTGTGCGTGGCGTGGATGGTTTGGGTATCGCTGAATCCCTGGTTTCCTAATTGATCGAAGGAGCAACACAATGATCACTGACGCACTCTTGCAGTTATCTGCATCCCAAGTGGTGACTGCCACCGCAGTTTCCACCAACACCATCGACTTGAGCCAGTCCCGTGACTTGGGTCCAGGTTCTGATATATATGCAACTTTCGGCGTTGAAGTCGCAGCCACTGCGGCTGGCGCTGCCACGGTGACATTCCAGATCATCAGCTCGGCATCTGCTAACTTGGGTACGCCCACCATCCTGTCTGCGACGGATGCGATTGGCAAGGCTGAATTGACGGTTGGTAAAACATTCAGCGTCTGCCTGAACAACGCCATCCTGGCAGCCCAGCCAAAAGGCCAGCGCTATCTGGGTGTGCAGTACACCATCGGCACCGGCCCGTTGACGGCTGGTACGTTCAGTTGCTACCTGACTGACTCTGCGGTGCATGACGGAAAGTATTACCCTAGCGGCTTCACTGTCGCGTAAAGGTAGACCATGGCCAAGTACATTACTGATGTCGACCGCTGGATCTCGCATGAGAGCCGACTGGTCAAGGCGGGTGAAGAGTTTGAGACAGAGTTCCCGAAAGGGATGCGCCTGTCCGAGACTCTGCGCGAAGTTGCGCCCACGAAGCCAGCCAAGCGCAGCAAGCCTGCCGATGTAGCAGATGACACTGCTGCGGACGATTTGGTGTAACTGATTTCCCTTGCAGGAAGCCATCTGGGGGCCACGGGAAACTGCGGCCCCCTTCTTTTTTAGGACACGATCATGTCAAGTGAAGTCGATATTGCCAACCTGGCACTGAGTCACCTGGGCGATACCGCCACCGTGGCCAGCCTTGACCCACCGGAAGGGTCCGCACAAGCCGAGCATTGCGCCCGGTTCTACCCTATCGCGCGTGACTCACTGTTGCAGGCCTACAACTGGGGGTTCGCCTCCAAGCGCGCCACCATGGCCAACCTGGCCAGCGGATGGAGCCAGTGGGATTTCGCCTATGTCAAGCCAAGCGATGCCTTGAGCATTCGCGCAGTAGTGGCGCCAGACTCTACCAATGAGGATGCAGAATCACTGCAGCCCTTTGTGCTGGAGGTGGATGCCAATGACAACGATGTGATCTACAGCGACCAGGAGTTCGCTGTGGTGCTGTACACGCGCCGGGTGGTGGACACTGCCAAGTATTCCCCGATGTTTGTGATGGCGCTGTCGTGGCACCTGGCCAGTATGCTTGCAGGTCCGTTGATCAAGGGTGATGCTGGTGCTGCAATGGCGCAGCGCTGCGCACAGCAGATGGGTGCCTGGTTGTCCAAGGCTATTGAGTCGGACGCCAACCAGCGCCGCATTGCTCCAGCCCATACCGTATCCTGGATGGCGGCACGCTGATGGCCAATATCAAAACCCTGCAGCGCTCCTTTGGTGGTGGCGAGGTCACCCCAGAGATGTTCGGGCGCACCGACGACCAGCGCTACCATTCGGGCGCAGCGCTGCTGCGCAACTTCATCACCTTGCCCCATGGGCCGGCGGCCAATCGCCCAGGCTTTGCCTATGTCCGAGCGGTCAAGACATCAGCCAAGCGCACCCGGCTGATACCGTTCACCTATTCGACCACGCAGACCATGGTGATCGAGGTCGGGGATCTGTACCTTAGATTCCATACCCAGGGTGCAACACTGGAGTCCAGCCCAGGTGTGCCGTATGAGATCGCAACGCCCTATGTGGAGGCTGACCTGTTTGACTTGCATTTTGTGCAGTCAGCCGATGTGATGACACTGGTGCACCCAGGATACGCGCCGCGTGAGTTGAAGCGTTTGGGCGCACTGAGCTGGACGTTGACCACCATCAGCTTTGTCTCAGCGCTGACCGCACCCAGCGCGCCAACGGTCACACCGACTGGCGCTGGAAGCACTGTCTACAACTACAAAGTCACCAGCGTGGGGACTACTGGGCTGGAAGAGTCTGCTCCGTCAGCTCTGGGGACTGGCACCGGCAATGTGTTGGTGACCGGTCAGTACATGACCATCACCTGGACCACGACCGGCGCCACCCTGTACAACGTCTACAAGCAAAGCAATGGGCTGTACGGATATATCGGGCAGACTGATGGCCTGACGTTCAAGGATGACAACATCGCCGCCGACCTTGGCAAGACGCCGCCCACGGGTGTTAACCCGTTCGGCGCGGTAGGCACCTACCCTGGCGCGGTGTCGTACTTTGAGCAGCGCCGCTGCTTTGCAGGCTCAACCAGTGAGCCTCAGAACCTGCGCATGACCCGCTCTGGCACCGAGTCCAACCTGTCGTACTCGATCCCGACGCGCGACGATGACGCGATCAACATCCGGGTGGCAGCGCGTGAGGCCAACACCATTCGCCATATCGTGCCATTGAGCAACATGGTGCTGCTGACCGGTGCGGCCGAGTGGCGTGTGACAAGCGTCAACAGCGATGCCATCACCCCAACCAGTGTGAGTGTCAAGCCGCAGAGCTACATCGGAGCCAACAACGTGCAGCCGCTGATTGTCAACAACAACATCCTGTATGCCGCAGCGCGCGGGGGCCACTTGCGCGAGATGGCCTACAACTACCAGGCAGGTGGCTACATTACCGGCGACCTGTCGCTGCGCACGCCGCACCTGTTCGATGGCCTGGATATTGTGGACATGGCCTATGCCAAGGCGCCGCAGCCGCTGGTGTGGTCGGTCAGCTCCAACGGAAAACTGCTGGGCATGACCTATGTTCCAGAGCAGCAGGTGGGCGCAATCCACCAGCACGACACCGATGGCCTGTTTGAGTCCTGCTGCGTGGTGGCCGAGGGGACGGAAGACGCCCTGTATGTCGTGGTGCAGCGCACCATCAACGGCGCCAGCAAGCGCTACATCGAACGCATGGCGCCACGCTTGTTCGCTACAGCGGCCGATGCCTTCTTCGTGGATTGTGGTGCAACCTACTCGGGGGCGGCCACCACCGTGATCAATGGGCTGGACTATCTGGAGGGTAAAACGGTATCCGTACTGGGCGACGGTGCCGTGTTCCCGCAGAAGGTGGTGACCAGTGGCGCCATCACCCTGGAGCAAGCCTGCACCAAGGTGCAAGTGGGCCTGCCCATCACGGCTGACCTGCAAACCCTGCCACTGGCCATGGAAACAAAAACGGATGGCGCGTCGATGCAGGGCCGCTACAAGAATGTGAACAAGGTGTGGCTGCGGGTCTACCGCTCCAGCGGTATCTTTGTCGGTCCGGATGATGCCCACCTGACCGAAGCCAAGCAGCGCAGCACCGAGTCCTATGGATCTGCGCCAGCACTGAAGAGCGAAGAGATCCCCATCACACTGACGCCCAGCTGGTCGGACAGTGGTCAGGTGTTCATTCGCCAGGTTGACCCACTGCCGCTGACGATTGTTTCTATGACGGTGGAGGTCGCTATCGGGGGTTGAGGGTGTACGCATCGCGGGTGTCAGGCGCTAACTTCAAGGCCTACATCCGAAAGGCGAACGCATGTCCTTTGCTAGTGCATCCATGGCCATGCAGGGTATTGGGGCGGCATCCAGTGTGGTTGGCTCCTACTACGCTGCTGAGTCACAAAAATCATCCCTTGGCTTCCAGGCGGGAATCGCAGACATCAACGCCCGCATGGCCGAGCAGAGTGCCCAGGGTGAGCTGCTGCGCGGTGAGCGTGAGTACCAGAGTTCACGCCTGAGAACTGCCCAACTCAAAGGTCGCCAGCGCGCCAGTCTGGCCGCCAACGGGGTGGACTTGGGCGTTGGAAGTGCGGCCGAGATCCTGACCAGCACCGATGTGATGGGGGAGACCGACGCCAACACCATCCAGGCCAATGCCATCAAGTCAGCCTGGGGCCATCGCACGCAAGCGACCAGCCAGCAGAACGATGCCTTGATGAAGCGCGCCAGCGCATCCAGCATCAGCCCAGGATCGGCTGCATTCAGCAGTTTGTTGTCCGAGGGCGGCAAGATGGGTTCCTCCTACCTTGGCATGAAGAAGGACGGACTATTCAGCACGGGCGCCGCAGCCACGCCCACTGGTGTATCAAAAAGCGCTGGCGACAGTACCACCTATTCAGGCACACCACTCACCAGTAACTGGGGTTAACGCATGGCCATCGTTCCAACGTATGACAATTTTCAGGTTGGGGTGGCAGCGCAGCCATCCTCACGTTTCGACGCACCGCAAGCCAAGAACTTCGCCCCAGAGCAGTTGATGCAGGCCGGGCAGGCACTCAGCTCGGTTGGTGGTGTGATGGCAAAGGCGGCGCAAGAGGCCCAGGTGGAGGTCAACACGGTACGCCTCAACGCTGCCATGAACGATGCAGTGGCAGCACGCATGCACCTGACCTATGACCAAAAGGATGGTTTCTCCAGCGTCAAGGGCCAGGCGGCCATGACCCGGCCTGACGGTCGGTCGCTGGACGAGGAGTATGGCGATAAGTACAAGGCCGAGATCGAGCGCATCACTGGAACCCTGGGGAATGACGCCCAGCGCCGGGCCTTCAGCGCCCAGGTGGGTTCGGTCACCAACCAGTTCAATGCATCGCTGCAGTCCCACAAGTCGCAAGAATTCCAGTCCTTAAAGGAAGAAACTGACCAAAGCACCGTAAAACTGGCAGGGCAAGCGTTCGCGCTGGACTGGAAAAACCAGGAATCACGCGCCAGCAATGCCGCCGTAATCACTAACGTCATCAACTCAAAAAAAGAGCTGAGTGAAGAGGGTAAAAAGATCGCCACCTTGTCCACGCTGTCTCCGCTGCATTCGACCGTCATCATCAATGCCACTACCGCTGGCCCAGACCGTGACATAAAGTTTGCAAAAGAATACTTTGAGCAAAACAAGGCGAACATGACCGAGAGCGATCGAGAGAAGTCGGTCAAGGTGTTGATGGCCACCTCAGTGGCGCAGTCTGGGCTTGATGGTGCGGATCAAATCGTTGCCAGCATCGGGCCGAAAAAGGATGGAGAGCCATGGCAGCAGGATGTTTATGAGAAGGCTGCGCGCGAGATGTTCCGTGATGATCCTGAGAAGTACCATGCCGTGGTGCAAGAGTTGGTACATCGAGCTGCGGTTTTCAAAAGCAGTGAAGGTGAGCGCGCAGATGGGAATATGAATTCACTAATTACCCGGCAGAGGAAGGGTGCCAAGCTGTCGGTGCTTGAATCCAGTCCTGAGTACCAGGCCCTGCCAGCCAAGCTGCAAAAAGCATTCTCTGAGTCTATTCAAGACAGAAACCATGTGTTGTTTGCTCGTAGCGAATCTGAGGCCAATCTGGTACAGAACCGCATTGAACGGAGAACCAACGGCGCGTACCTTGAATACAGCAACCCAGAGAGATTGGTCAACATGAGCGAATCGGCAATCTCAGCGTTGGAGCCTGTGCTTGGGATTTCACACACAAACCAGTTGATGGAAAAGCGGCGGGCCATGTTGAAGAGTCCTGCTGCCGTTGCGGATGCCAAGATGGACGAAGATGACTTCAAGGTGATCGCCAAGCGCATGGGCCTTGATGCCTACAGCCCAAAAAGCGACTCCGAGAAGGCCGCTCTGGGTGAGGTTAAGTCCCGCACGGAGCGAATCATCACGCTGCGCCAGCAAGAAAAAGGGCGGCCACTGACCCGCGAAGAGAAGCAAGATGTTATGCGCAAAGAGGCTGCCATCAAGGTCAGTGTTAAAGGTGGCTGGTTCGGCTCAACCAGCGACGTTCCAGTTATCCAGTTGACATCCGAACAGCTAAAGCGTGTGGTGGTTCCTGCGGATGATCAAAAGACTTTGCGCGCGCAAATGGCCGAGGCCCGTAAGCGGGAGCCTAACAACCCAGCCTACCAAGACACACCAGAAAACGTGCAGCGAATGTTCGCCGTGAAGAAGTCGCTCACCGGTTTGATGATTGAGAACAAATAAATGCCAACTGATTACACAGACATTCTCGACAGTTTTTCACAACAAAAGCAGTCAGATAAGGCGCGTGCAACTACAACCCTAGCACTGGACAGCAACCCCGACGAAGAGGCGGGTAATAGGCGCATTGCGGCCTACCTTGGGGCGCCGGTCGATGCGGTTCGCGCATTGCCAGCAGAATCTAAACGAGCTGCTGCACTTAAAGAAATTGAGGCTAATTCAGCTACATCGCCAATTCTCCAGAAGAAGTACAGCGAGAGAGATTTTGCGGAGTTGGCCCATGATGACAGTGGCGCACTGTCGGCTATTGCGAACGCTGCAAAAGAGTTGTTCAACGTGCAGCGCAGGCCTGCAGAGTCGAAATTCAGTTCAGCACAAACCATGCGCAGCGCAGACTTTGCGGAGCGGGTCAAGGCTGAGATGCAGGGCAACCCTGCGCTCGATGCAGACTCTGCACGCAGAACCGCCATGCAAGGCGTAACTTTTGATGAGAACGCACCGGCCATCAAGCGGCCATCTGATCGCACGGTACTTGGTACGGTGGGTGATGTTGGTGTAGTGGCGGCAAAAAGCGCCATAGGGTTGCCGCAGGCCTTGGTTGGTTTGGCCGACATACCCACCATGGGATATGCAGGAAAGGCCGTGCAAGCGATTGGCATTGACTTCAAGGCTGGGCAGGAGGCTGCCAGTGCGTTTTACTCAGACGCGCAGCAAGAGGCGAATGCAAAACTGCAAGAAGCAAAAGGCTTTGTCGATACGCTAGGCATAGCGCTGAAGAACCCAAGCACCTTGGCCACCGCCACAGGCGAGTCACTGGGCCAAATGCTTGGTGGTGCTGCCGTGGGTCGTGGCTTGTTGGCCGTGGCGCCAAAAGTCATGCCCTGGCTGGCTGCAGCTATTGGCGAGGGTGTTATGGGTGGTGGTGCGGCCGCAGAACAAACCCGGTCGGAGACTGATGACGGGCTGCTAACACTGAAGCAGGACTTTGCGGCGGTGATGTCAGGCGTTGGGACTACATTGTTTTCAGTAGTCGGCGGCAAGATGTCTGCCAAGTTGGGTATTGCTGACATCGACACAGTGCTGGTCAAGGGTGGCATGGACGCGGTGTCAGCCGAGGCGATGAAGAAGGGTTTTGTGCGCCGATTGGTGGAGTCCGGTGTCTCTGAGGGTTTGTTTGAGGAGATGCCTCAGTCTGTGCAGGAACAGATGTGGCAAAACTTCGCAAAGGATAAACCCATTGGGCAGGGCGTTGGCAATGCAGCCGCAATGGGCTTGCTCACTGGATCTTTCGCGGCTGGCGCAATCCAGAGCCTGCATCCAGTCGCCCAAAAAGTGGAGGAGTCCCTGTACAAAGCCAGCGCTGCCGCCAAGAATGCAGATGCCCTCGGGCAAATGATCAAGACCATTGAAGCCAGCAAGATGCTGGAGCGCAGTCCTGAAACCCTGACAACCTACGCGCAAGAACTGGTCAACGAAGGCGTGCCCAATATCCACATCGAGGCGTCCAAACTGGTGGAGGCTGGCATCGACATGAACGTGCTGGCGCAGGTGCTGCCCAGTGTGGCTGCCCAGCTCGGGCAGGAGCAGCTGGGCGGGGATCTAGTGATCCCAACGTCTGAGCTGCTGGTCAACAGTATCGGCCAAACCTTCCAGCAGGTGCTGATAGACCACGCCCGCACCGATGTCAACGGCATGAGCCGCGAGGAGGCCAAGGTCTACATGCAGGAGAAGGGTGACGCCGTCAACGCCGAGATCGAGCGGGTGATGGGTGAGCAGGCTGGGGACGCAACGTACCGGGAGTCCAAAGACAAGGTGCAGGCGTCGATGCTGGCCAACCTCAACGAGATGGGGCGCTTCAACCCCAAGGTCAACGAACACATTTCCAGCCTGTTCTCCACGCACGCAGCAGTGATGGGCGCCCGCACAGGCATGACGCCAGAGGCCTTCGCGGCAAAGTATCCGCTGCGGTTTGAGAACAAGGAAGTTGGTGGCAAGAACACCATGGACCAGTTCGACCAAGCGGGTGCGCTTATCACCGACACGTCACAGTTCAAGAGTTGGTTCGGTGACTCCCAGGTGGTGGGCTCTGACGGCGCGCCAGCGGTGGCGTATCACTCAACAAAAAAGGCATTTACTACATTTGACCAAAATAAGACGATGGACGGCGCGTTCTGGTTTACGACCGACAAGGCCGCGGTGGATAGTGGAGAGGTCGGCGCTGCAGGTCAGGGTGAAGTCATGCCTGTGTACCTTTCAGCCAAAAAACTCGCAGGCTGGGGCGATTACGAAAGCAAGACGTATGACCAATTGATAGCCGAGGGTTTTGATGGCGTGAAGCTGGACGACGATTACATTATTTTTAGCCCCACCCAGATCAAATCAGCCACCGGCAACAACGGCAACTTTGACCCCAACGATGCCAATATCCTGCACCAATCGGTCAGCACCAGGGTGCCAACAGGTGCAAAGCGGACAGAGAACCCACTAGCCGAACAGCTTGTTGTTGACTTTGAAGCAGTGAAACGGAACCCCGTTCTGATTCAGAAGTTTGCCGAGAAGTTCGACAATATCATCAGCCTGCGCACCAGAAAGATGAAAGATCCAGCCAAGCGGCTGGAGGCGTACATCGAGGAGATGAAGGACAACTTGATTTGGCTGCACGACAGTGTCCCTGCGGACATACGGGAGCGCAGCAAGCTCTGGTACGACGGTGCCCGCAACATCGTTGATCGTTGGGTTGGCCAGTACGAGAATCGTTATACCGATGTGCAACTTTCTGCCGTCATGGCCGTCATGTCTCCACAGCTTGATTGGTTTGCGAACGTAACCCTGGCAGAGCGCATTGTTGATGTTTGGGACAAGCACCAGAACACAGCGTGGACGCCCGAAATGTCCGACGCACTAGCCAAGACCGCCGCTTCAAAGTCGCCAGAGATCATCGCCGCCATCACAGGGAAAACCCTGGCGGGGGTGATTGACAGCGATTTGCAGGCGTACTGGATTGCTGCTTACGATTTGGCATACAACCCACGCGATTTTCATGTCGTTACGCCAGAGGGTGACTTCGTAGACTTGGCGCGAAACCTTGATGGAAAACCAAAACGCGGATCTTGGGCTAACGGGTTCAGCCCAATAGCCAAGGCGGTGTCTGTACTCAAAGACAATTCGCTCCAAAACATCAGCGATGCACTTGGCGGCAAGCATAAAGTTCGCAACTTCTACAACAACATTTACGCCCCAAATGCCACAGATGGATCTGTCACGGCCGACACCCATGCTGTTGCTGCGGCTTTATTGCTACCATTGTCTGGCACATCCCAAGAGGTTATAGACAACTTTGGTGCAGCGGGTGGTGACTCAAACACAGGCATCACAGGCAGTTACGCAATCTATGCAGAAGCATATCGCCGCGCAGCAGTAGAGCGCGGACTTCTGGCGCGTGAGATGCAGTCCATCGCCTGGGAAGCTGTACGCGGCCTGTTCTCTGAGTCGTTCAAGTCAAAATACACCAATAAAAAGAGCGACACATTCAAGCAAAGTTTCGATAAAATATGGAAAAGTTACCATGCTGAACAAACCGACATCGACGCAGCCAGAAAACAAGTTGTTGAACTTGCCGGTGGAGTTACGCCCCCGGATTGGTACAGACCCGATTCTTCTGGGGCTGATCAGAGATGGTCTGCCAGTTACTCGGGAGAACTACTTGCGCCGGTCGGGGTGGGAGGAGCCACTGGACGCGGAACTGGAGGCAACAATGCCGCAGGATCTGCAACTTTCTACCAGGGAAACCCCGCCGACCTAGTCGCCCAGCACAACCTCACAGCAGAAAACCTGCTGCATGCCGTCAAGATGGGCGGCATTGCAGTGCCATCGCTGGCGGTCACCAATAAAGCGCACCCGCTCACCAACTTCGGTGAGATCACCCTGCTGGCCCCCAGCGAAATGGTGGACCCCAAGGGCTACGCAGCGACCAAGGTGTTCGGTGCGGACATCTACAGCCCGCGCTATCCAAAAATCACTTACGAGCTGACGCCCGCAAAGCTCAAGGTTCTGAAGGCGCAATTCTCCGAAGGTGAGCAGGCCACCGGTGGGGCTATTGAATTGGACGAGCTGGCGAATCGGGGTGCTGCGGAGCTGACCAATTCCGGTTCCGTGATGTGGCAGTTCCTGACTGAGCAGGGCATTACGCCCGATGTGAAGGTAAAAGCCGCTTTCGACCCAAAACGTACCGAGCGCCTGCGCGAGTTCGGGTTTGAAAAGTTCTTCGGCAACACCGACCACCAGGCTTTGATGCGCGACCCTGAGTTTCAGCGCCTGGTAATTTCCGAGCAAAACGACGCCTACACCCAGGGTGGTATGCCAGAGCACGCGGTGGACTTTGAGGATGCCAAGAAGAACGACCCATCCATGCTGATGGCGTTGGCGCGCAACCCCGCATACGAAATGAAAAAGATAGGTTCGCAGGTCGAGCCTGACAAGTACGCCACCCGCGACTCGCTGCGGGCACAAATCCGTGGGACATTGGACGAGCAGTTCAGCGACTACGTGCGTGGAAAGTTCTACGAGCTAGGCGCCAAGGAAAAGATATTCAAGGGTTTCAACAACAACGGCGACCGAAAATACACCCCGCACACGCTTGAGAATGGAATCAAGATCCTGAAGACTGAGCTGCGCGGCGGCGAGAGTTTCAACTATGGCGTGGGTTCGCTGCGCGCTAAGTTCACGCCCCAGTTCAAGAGCATTGAGCAGATCCGTAAAGCCAAGGACCGGCTAATGGACAAGGCTGGTTTTGAGAAGGTCAAGACCGAAGTGGACAACGAGCTGGTGGCCATATCCGACAGTCTTGGGTTGTCGTTGGACCAGACCATCGAGGTGCTGGAAGATGCACCGAAGATGGGTGCTGGCAAAGCCATAGAGCGTGCGCTGAAAGACTACAAGCGCAGTGATGCTGCAGCAAGCGACGAGTCCAAGGTCCGTGTGGCCGAGTTCCTGACCAAGCTCAAGAACCTACCGACAGAATACTTTGAAGCCAAAATCCTGCGTGACGTGGACCTGGCCGAGTTCAAGGGCGCCGTGGTGCCTGAAGGCGTAGACCCCAAGGTGATCGAGGCGCTGAACAAGCGCGGCGTCACCGACATCCGCACCTACAAAAAAGGCGACGATGCCGACCGGGCGGCCAAGATTGGTGAGTTCGGGAACCTGTTTTTCCAAAAGGCACGCGGCCAGATCGCCTTCGCTAACGACATCACCCAGCAGGCCAGCGTCATCTCAATGATGAAGGATGCGGATTTGTCGACCTTCATCCATGAGGGCGGGCATTTCTTCCTTGAGGTCCAGGCCGACCTGGCGCAACGCATCACCCAGCGCATCGCAGCCGGTGAAGAGGTCAGCGACGGTGAGCGCTCCATCGCGGAGGACTTCGGCAAGGTGCTGGACTGGATGGGCGTGAAGTCCACCCCTGAGATGAGTGCGGCCGACCACTGGGCCTACCTGAGCCTGGAAGAGAAGCGTCCACACCATGAATCATTTGCCCGCGGCTTTGAGGCCTACGCATTTGAGGGAAAGAGTCCAAGCCTGGAGCTGACCAAGATGTTCCAGACCTTCCGCTCCTGGCTGGTCAACGTCTACAAGGCCATGCTGAAGTCGATCAATGCAGGCAAGTCAGACATCGCAGGCGCGCTCAAGGTGGAGTTGTCCGATGAGGTGCGCGGAGTCATGGATCGAATGCTGGCAACCAACGAAGAGATCGCCACCGCCGAGGCGGCCCGCAACATGGGGCCACTGTTCGCCACTGCTGAAGAGGGTGGTATGGATCTGGAGGCGTACCAGGCCTACCACGACATTGGTGTGCAGGCCAGCATGGATGCCACCGATGAGCTGCAGGCCAAAGGTCTGAAGGACATGCAGTGGCTGAACAACGCCCGCAGCCGCGCGCTCAAGAAGCTGCAAAAGCAGCACGATGCCCTGCGCATCCAGATCGCCGCCGAGGTGCGCGCCAAGGTCATGGCCGAGCCTATTTACCAGGCTTGGGCCTTCCTGACTGCCAAGGGCGACAAGGTCGTTGGTGATAAACCTGCTGGAAGCACCAAGGGCGTGAACCCCGAGGTGGATAACCTGTTCACGGCCATTGCCAAACTGGGCGGGTTGGACCGCGCCGAAGTCAAAAAGCTGTGGGGCATTGACGAAAAGGAAAAGCTGGAGTCTGGCGTCTTTGGTTCGCCCGTGGTGCGTAAGACCGGTGGGGCATCCATGGATGTGATGGGCCAGCGCCTGATCGAAGAGGGCTACCTGATACCCGATGAGCATGGCAACTACTACCCAGAAAACCTGGAACAGTTGTTCGATGACCAGCGCCGTGGTGTGGACCGTTTCTCGATCAAGCGCGACATGGCCAACGCCTACGGTGATGCACCGATTGAAGTACCTGACACCCATGTGTTCAGCTCTGGCAAGCTGCGCACCGAAGATCTGCGCTACATGTACGGGACCAAGGATGATGCAGTCTGGCGCAAGCTATCCGCATTGCACATGACCAGCGATGAGGGCGGACTTCATCCAGATGTAGTGGCTGAACTGTTTGCTGGCTTCAGCTCTGGCGACCAGTTGGTCAAGGCGCTGGCCCTGGCAGATGATCCCAAGCAGGTGGTGCAGGAGATGACCGACCAGCGCATGCTGGAAGAGCATGGTGACCTGGCAACCCCAGCAGGCCTAGAGCGCGCAGCCGATGCAGCAGTGCATAACGATGCCCGCATCCGGTTTGTGGCCACTGAGCTGCGCGCCCTGCAACATGCAATGAGCGTGCGCGAGAAGAACCCAGGCCAGAAAAGCACGGTCGATGTGCTGGCGCAGGCGGCCAAGGAATACGCCAGCCAACTTATTGCCCGGCTCAAGGTGCGCGACATCAAGCCGACCCAGTACGCGGCGGCTGAAGCCCGCGCTGCCAAGGCTGCGGTCAAGGCCAAGGGGGATCTGACCAAGCAGGCTGAAGCCAAGCGCAACCAGTTGATCAACATGGTGGCCACCAAGGAAGCCTACGCGGCCCAGGACGAGGTAGCTGCGGCCGTTGAATACTTCAAGAAGTTTGATGGCGCCAATAAATCGCTGGACCGCGAGTATCGTGAACAGATCCATGCGCTTCTGGAGCGATTCGACTTGCGCAAGGCAACCAGCCTGGATGCCATTGATAAACGCAAGAGCCTGCTGGAGTGGGTTGAGTCCCAGGCAGCCCAGGGACTTGAGCCTGACATCCCTGCAGATCTTTTGCAGGAGGCCAACCGCAAGCACTTCAAGGACATGACGGTCGAGGAGATCCGTGGGCTGAAGGACACCATCAAGCAGATCGAACACCTGGGCCGACTCAAGCACAAACTGCTGACCGCGAAGGACCAGCGCGAGTTTGCACTGATCGTGGCCGAGGCCGGCGCCAGTATCCGTGACAACGGTGGACCAGAGCGCACAGTCCAACTGGAAGAGCCTACTGGCGCCATGCCGTGGCTGGAGGGGTTTGCCGCAGGCCACCGCAAGCTGGCAAGCCTGCTGCGTCAAATGGATGGCGGCAAGGATGGCGGCCCGCTGTGGCGCATTCTCGGGCGCACCATGAACGAGGCCGGCACGCAAGAGGCGGTGATGGTGGAGCAGGCCACGGTACGACTGGCTGAAATTTATGCGCCCATCCTGGATCTCAAGGGCGGGACGCATGGCGACCTGTTGTACATCCCAGAGATCAAGAGCAGTCTGACGCGCGGCGGTCGCCTGTCGGTAGCACTCAACTGGGGCAACGAGACAAACCGGTCGCGCGTGATGCTGGGTGACAACTGGAGTGAGGCGCAAGTCGGCGCCATCCTGAAGCACCTTACACGGGAAGAGTGGGCGTTTGTGCAGAATGCCTGGACCTTCATCGACGGTTACTGGCCCCAGATTGAGGCCAAGCAACTGCGCGTGACCGGCGTGGCGCCAGAAAAGGTGGCCGCCAACCCATTCAGTATCACGCTCCCAGGTGGCGAGGTGGTGAAGCTAAGTGGCGGCTACTACCCGGTCAAGTACGATGCCAACCGGGATGACCGCGCCGAAAAGCACGATGCTGCGGCCATTGCAAAAGACATGATGCAGGGTGCGTTTACCCGTGCTACCACACGCCGTGGCCATACCAAGGCGCGGGTGGAAGAGGTCCGTCGCCCGGTCAAGAAGACGCTGGATGTGATCACCCAGCATGTCAACCAGGTGGTGCATGACTTGTCCTGGCACGAATGGCTGATTGACGCCAACCGCTTGCTGGATGCCAAGCCCATCAATACCGCTATCCGCGACCACTACGGCACAGCGGTGGTGCGGACATTGAAGGATTCGCTGCAGTCCATTGCTACTGCTGACATGGTGCCGCAGACCAGGATCGACCAGGCGCTGCTGCATCTGCGCGCCAACATCTCGCGCTCGACCATGGGACTATCGCTGACTACTGCATTGATGCAGCCGTTTGGCCTGACCCAGTCGATGGCCCGCATCGGTGTCAAGCCGGTGCTGCGCGGGATGGCGCGATGGGGTGGTGACGCGGCCCGTTTTGAGAGTTCGCTGTCGTGGATCAACGGCAAGTCTGACTTCATGCGCCTGCGTGGCAAGACCTTCAACCGAGAGTTGCATGAAATCAAAGGCCGGGTGAGCGAAGGCCACTCCAAAGCCCGACAGATTTATGACGCCAGCCTGTTCATCTTGATGCAGAAAATGCAGATGGTGGCCGACATTCCAACCTGGATCGGGTCGTATGAGAAGGCGCTGGCTGGTGGGTTTGATGAGTCGACTGCCGTGGCGATGGCCGACCAGGGTGTGCTGGACTCCCAGGGCGGTGGGCAAACCAAGGATCTTGCTGAGTTCCAGCGCAAGCATCCAATGCTGGGCATGTTCTACAGCTATTTCAATGTGACCTACAACCTGACAACTGAATCGACCGCACGCACAGACTTCAAGAACCCACTCGCAGTCGCCGGCTGGATGGCCGACATGATGCTGCTGATTGTTATCCCCGCTTTGGCACCTGCTCTTTTGATTGAGATGTTGCGTGGCGGCGGCGATGATGATGATGCAGAAAAGTGGGCGATGAAATTGCTGAAGTGGCAGGCCGGTTACCTTCTTGGAACGGTCATGGGGTTGCGTGAAACCAGTGGATTGCTGTCTGGCTTTGACTATGCCGGGCCACCAGTGGGTCGTGTTATTTCAGATCTCGGGAAGACTGGAAAGCAAGTTGCGCAAGGAGAGGCAGACGAGGCATTGGTGCTGGCTTCAGTTCGACTTTTTGGGTCGGTGTCTGGTGTACCAGTCACGCAGATCATCAGAAGCTATCGAGGATGGCAGGCGTGGGCCGATGGAGGCGCACCAGCCACTGCCATTCTGCTTGGGCCACCACCGAAAGATTGAGTCGCATTAAGGGTGTACGTATCGCGACCCCTGGGGGATAGTCTTGCTGCTATTCCCCAGGAGTGTGCTACATGACGATCAGTTCAACCACCCGAAAGGCTGGCCCTTTCCCAGGCAACGGGGTCACTGTCGCCTTCCCGTTTGATTTCAAAGTTTTCAGCACAGCGGATCTACTGGTTGTTCAAGCGGTTACTGCAACCGGCGTCGAAAGTACGCTGGCGCTGACCACCAATTACACCGTCAGCCTCAATGCTGACCAGAATGCAAGCCCTGGCGGCACGGTGACTGCTTTGGTTGCTCCACCCACCGGTGCCACGCTGACCCTGGCCAGCCAAGTAGCCAATACCCAGTCCATGGACTTGACGAACGCGGGCGGGTTCTACCCCTCGGTTATCAATACGGCGATGGACAAGGCGACGATACAGATCCAGCAGTTGGCAGAAAAAGTGGGGCGGTCGATGACAGTTTCGCTGTCGAGTGCATCAGACCCTTCTGCTGTTCTAAGTGATGTGTTTACCGCTTCTGCTGTTGCTGTTGCTGCTGCTGCATCCATCACCGAGCAGGTCGCAGTGGCTACCCACGCAGCCACCGGAAAGACCTCGCCGGTAGACGCTGACGAAATCCCGTTGGCAGACAGTGCGGCCTCGTTTGGACTAAAGAAGCTGACAATCGCCAACCTAAGGTTGGCCGTGGGCGGCACGGACTACCTGAACACCACGCGCATCGACGTTACTGGCGCGGCAAACATTGACCTGACCGCCAATGCGCCCAACACGCGGCATGTTCGTATCACGGGTACGCCGACGATCACAGCAGTAACGGTAGCGGTTGGACAGTTCTATTTTGTTGAGTTCTCAGGCGTTAGCGTACTGACAAACAACGCGGCAATCGTCACCAACACGGGTGCAAACATCACAACGGCAGCGGGTGATACCTGTCAATTACGTGCGACTGCGGCTAATACGGTAGAGGTGGTCGGGTATTCAAGGGCGATACAGACTATTGCAGCGGGATCAGTTACACCAGCCATGCTTTCGCAGCCGTTGACGCTTGGCACTACACAAGCAACCACCAGCGGTACGGCCATTGATTTCACAGGCATTCCGTCATGGGCAAAAACGATCACGCTTTCATTTGTTGGCGTATCCACTAACGGCTCGTCTGCACTCATCTTGCAATCTGGCAATGGCTCTGTTGAAACCTCCGGTTACTTGGGTGCGGCTTCTTACCTCACAAATACAGGCACGGTAGTCGCTCAAAACTGGACGACAGGGTTT